CGAGGAACACATGCGGCGCGTCGCTGTCGCTCGGGCTGTCCGTCTTGCCGTCAGGGCGCGCTATGCCAGGCGTGCCGCCGGCCGATCCATATTCGAACTCGAGGAACGTCTCGCCGCGAATGCGCTCTTCGATCTGATACGGGTAAAGCTCGATCTCGTGCGTAATGCGCGGCACATCGCGCAAGGACTTGGTGTTCTGATTGACCACCACATTCATGGCCGAGATGAAATCGGAGCAGTTCTTGCTGTTCTCGACGTCGCGATAGACCTTCTTGAACCCGTCGCCCAACACCGGAAGCTGGTGGCACATGGTGTCGGTTTCGTCTTCCCAGCCGTCCATTTCCTTCAGGATCTGGTACGACATGTGCGTCGAGACGCGCTCGGCCCGCGCCTGCTTCAGCCCCATGGGATCAGGACCGATGACCTTGATTTTCACGATTTTATCGCCCGGCACCATCGCCGGATAGGACCGCGCCCCGAACTGCAAGGCGGAGTTGGTGAGGATGGGGTATTTGATGTTCGAAGCTTTTTCGAACGGGTAGTTCTTCACCTCGGATTTCTGCAACACGGCGTCCATGGACAGCCGCGCCTCTTCCTCCCAATCCGAGCGTGAGGATTTGTCGATGGTGTATTCGTCGATGACGCGCGAGGCCATGGCGCTCAGCACATCCTCGGCCAGCTCCCCGGCGATATTGGCGCTCTCGTCCCACTTCTGAAGCTGTTCGAGCGGGTGCGGCTTTTGCTGCTGCTCTTCGGCAGGCACAGCTTCGCCCTCGCCGATCTCCTGATCGTCGATAGGATAGATTTGGGGGAGAGCCATTAGCTTTTGGACGGCCTTACTTCTAATTCGCCACTTGGCTTGCGGATGATTGTTTCACCCTCGCCAGCACGCACGACGCCGTCGCTCGTTGCCACGTCGCAGCACGCAAATACTTTGCCAGCCCACACGCCAAACTGCGGCGGAAGCGGCCCAGCCTCGTACGTCGTGATGGCTCCGCTTGCGACGGCTTCGGCAAACCAACTTGGCCATGCGAACCCAGGGGCGACGCGAACGGATTCGATGGGGTAGATTTGGGGGAGGGCCATTAGTCGTTCAGGTCAGCTTCAAGCTGAGTTGCGGCCTTGCGGAGTAATTCACGGTCGTCATCATCAAGATGAGTGAGGGAAACCAGCTCACGCAGCTCTCGGATCATCTCGCGGATTTCAGCTACGTCCATCTCAATACCCCGTCTCTGCTGACCGGCCGCGATTGCGCTGCCATGGGTCGTCGTCTTCATGATCTTCCGGCGGCAGGCACGCATACAGCATCCCGGTCATGACCAGGTAGCGCATGTCGTCCATGCCGTGGTCGTTCTCTTTCACGACCTTGCCCTTCTCATCACGCCGGTAAATCCGGTATTCGCTCTGCCAATTGACGCAGTTGCGGAACACCTTGAGACGCCCGGACGACATGCGGCGATAGCAAGCCAGAATGCCTGCCTCGACGCTGTTGTCAGCCTCGACAAGATTGAGCCCAAGCGCGCGATATTCGTCGATGAGCTTCGATCCGTCCTTCTGATTGCTGCCGGCCGAGGCGGGATCGATCGCGCCCCATATCCAGGCGCCGCGCTGCTTGATCGCATCGGCGTGAACCTGTGGCGGCTGCTGGCCCATGTAATGTTCGGAATAAATATAGACCACGTCGCTTTCGCGATCCCACGCGCCCCAGTGCGCCGATGTGATCTTCCACCCGACATCGAGCCCGTAAGCCTTGGGCCAATAGTCCGGGATTTCGAATGGATCGACGACGATCTGCTTCTCGTCAATCGGATAGATACGTCCCGAGCCGAGCATGGGCACGCCCTCGGCACGCGCATCACGCTCATGCAGCGGAAAGGCGTCGAGCAACTCGTCCTTTTGCTGGCGCGAAAGGTGCGGCACGTCATTCCACCCGATCTGAACGCAATATCGGCTCAATTCTTCACGCTTGGCGCGGCGGCGGGCGCCATATGCGGCATGTAGCGCAGCACCACGTTGGACAGCCCCTCAAGCGGCGTGAAGGTGCATATCATGCTGCCTGAAGTCGTCATGAGCCTAGCCATGCATTCGCTGTAGACATCTTCCGGCGGTTCCTCATCCATCCAAATCAAGTGCTTGGCCGTGCCCTGGAATTTCTTCCGGCCCTGATCGTAGGACTTGAAGCCGAGGTAGCTAGTCCCACCGCTCGCATGCTTAACGCGCACCGTGTCGACCGCTTGCGCCGTACCCTGCCGATGCGTCGGATTGCCGATGATATTGGCGCCGGGGAGCAGTCCCGTGCCGTACTCGCCAAACGGCCCGAGCAAGATGAGCTGCGGAATGTCACGCGTCGTCTCGCCCGTATCACCCGCAACCCACGCATTGATCGCGTGATCGAAGCGCCGGCCAGGCCACCAATCCGGATAGAGCCCGGTGAGGTGCAATGCGGTCTCATAGCCACCGAGCCCGAACGATTTGCCAACGCGATTGGCGGCGACCGCCGCGCGCTCATGATGCTCGATGCCAGCGGCGAAGAATTGAATATGCTTGGGATACAGCTCACGGCGAAGCGGACCTTCGTCGGGATAGATGGTGAAGAGCTTGCGGCGCTTGGCTCGATCAATGGACGCTTGAAGCGCCTCCATCGCCGATATCAACGCCGAGCGCTCTGGCCTCTCGGAGAGCTGCAATAAACTGCTGTCTGATTTGATCATCGCTCATGTCATCGTAATGATTAACGTTGACATCAAGCTCCTTCGGCATGATCGCTACCATAGAACGAAGAAACGCGGCTGGGTCTTCTTGAATAACTTGCGCTAGAACTTGAGCGCCGTTAGTTTCCCATGCTCGTTGCATGTCCTCGATGAACTCACGCGCAAGTTCCTTGCGAGGAGAACCTTTCGGTCGACCATTTTTATTGCCTGCCCACTTCTCGCCAGCTAGAAACTGGCCCCTTGCGCCGCGTTCATCAGCCATAGACCGATCAACACCCCGCCTTGCCCTTGCCGCCCTTTTTGCCACCAGCAGGAGGCATGGCAGGCTTGGCACCGCCTTTTTTGTCGGTCGCGGCTGGCTTGGTCTTCATCGTGCGTGGCCTCCTGGGCATGAAAAAACCCGCTTTCGCGGGCTCGGGCATAATTCTGCAATTTGAGATTTAACGTAATTCTGTGTCGTTTTGAAAGTCAAGGGGGAATCTGACATTCCATCATCCTACCATCAAACCAACTGCCCCGCCACTCCAGCTACGGCCTCCAGAAACGCCCGGCGCTTGTTTCGAGCCCCGGCGATGAGCCGCTCGCCATACTGCGCCGCCGACAATGCCCCCTCAGAGCCGTTTTGGAGGGCCGTGAAGGCCGGGAGGATTTTCAGGCTGTCAGCACTCAGGCGAGAGCGTCTCCAGGCGTGTGCGGCCAGCTGTGCCATCCAGGCATCGGGGATCGAGGCCGACTGACCCCCGCCACCGCGTCCCAGATCCCAGCTTGCGGATTTCAGCCGTCCCGAAAGCATCTCCTCGCACAACGCCCATTCCTCCAGCGCGCGGGCTTCCTCATCGCTGACCATCCGATCGAGCTCGGTGAGCTGAACGTTCCCGGACTTGGCCATGTCCATGCGCAGCGCATACGGTGTGAGCGGGGGCTGCTGCCGGACAGGGCGATGCGAGCGCTCACGAGCGGCACGGCGCCGATCGTTGCGCGATTGCCTGACCGAGAGCGGCGCCCCCAATGCGGCGATGCGAGCGCGGCGATGGCGAACGCGAGTGACGCCGTCGAGGATGGCGTTGAACCCGGCGGAGATGGCGTGGCGAAGTTCGTCGTCGGTGAGGGTCATGGGCGCTTCTCGAATTTGCCGCACCAATCTTCTTCGAGAGTCGTTGGCCAGCGACGACCTGGATTTTGCGTAGCCCTGTCTGGCGCCGTTGCGCGCGGTGCGCTTACCCGACAATTGCCCCGCTGAATGAAGTCCTCAACCTCATGGCCGATGCTATCGGGGCGCCGCGAAAATCCGTCACGAACGATGGTGTGAATTGAGAAGCTGTTATCCGCGTGCTTCCTGTCCAAAGCCTCTTGCAAGCCTATCGTCAGCGGCGCCCAAAATTTACAATCCAAGCATTTCATTTCACCCTCATAGGTTTCCCATAATTATCTCGCGTCACCCGGTATCGAGGGGCGTTACACAGGGGGATACCCTTCGGGTATATCCCCCCCCATGTAACGCACCCCCGTTACAACCGTTACGACTGTTACGTTACAGCCTATGTAACGCCTGTAACGCCAACCTAAGCGTGTGGCCATATCCACTCTTCCACCTCAATCTTTTCGAACAAAAATGATCCCTCCCGTGCCTTTTTAAGACCGCGATGCCACGCCACCCGCTTAGCGCTGCTTTCATCCTTCGTCAGGGATTCCTCGCCCGTTACCCAGGCCGTCACAAAAGCGTCGCGGACCGACAAAAGCGGAACCGCCACGAGGTTAGGACGCTCTTTTCCAAACGGATGTTGATAGTCCATAGCCGCCTTCACAAATGCCTTGTGGAAGCTGTTTTCAATTTCGCTAGTCACGGTTTGTTTTTTGTAGATTGCGGACATGACGTGGCACTCAGTAGCTTCATCACCATAAATGTCCTTGCCAAATGACATGACGCCCAAATCGAAGCCGAACACGTCGCCCTCAACGCCTAGCCGATTTTTCTCCAGCACCATGCGACGATTGCGAACGGGCGCCTCAGGCCCCTCTTTGTCACCCAAAAAAATTCGACTATGATCGCAATTCGCACGCCATCCAGAGCCACCCCTAAGCCCAGAATCCGCATTCTTTCCAAAGTGATGAACGCCAACAATTACCACGTCCAAAATTTCGTTGAATTCGCGCAGCGCCCTACTGATATCGGCAATTTCCGCATTGCTATTTTCGTCCTTCATCGGACAGCTGGCGGAAATCGTATCGAGAATTACACACCCCAATCGAGCGCCGTACCGATCCAGAAAAATATTATTGAGATTTACGAGACGCCCGATCATGGCCGCTCTTTTTTTGACATCCCGAACGTCGATATCGTTGCGGCGATAGAGAGCCAAGGGCAGGGGCTGCCCCTCAAGCTTGCGATGCCGGCGCGCCGCGATAAAGCGCCGCTGAACGACCGCCTCGCCTTCAGCAGCGATATAGGCAACGCCCACACGCTCACGTACCGGCTGCCCAAACCACTCTTGCT